CGCGGTAGAACGATGGACTGCTCACTCACAGCGGTTAGCAAGTCGGGGAGTAGCGTTTCCGGCACGAGATAGCCCCCCGACGGGCCCTGTCCCGTGCCTAGCGCCTTAATCGCATCGTAGTCCTTGCGCGCTACGGCGCTCATGAAGTCGCGCAAGGTTGCGGTCTTGGTCTCAGTTACAAACATGTGAATCTCCTTTGCTACGCCCTTCTGCGCGTCCGCCTTGCCTTCATCGGCGGTGACGACCGCCGCAGGCTGGGCCTCTGGGTGCGCAATCGAGCGGATAGCTTCCACAATCTCTACGCCGAGCGTGCGTGGTTCAGCCGGCGTCGGAGTCAACGACACTTCAACGATAGGCCATCGCTCGATCTCGCCTGTGCTCTTGCGTGAAACAAGATGGCCGGGCGCGCCGGTGCTCATGCCTAGCGCGCCCTGCTCAGCTAACTGGCGCACGAGCTCGATATATCGGCTGTGCCGGTCAAGCTCTGCCTTGACGAGCAAGCCAACATCATCGGTATCCATCTGCTCTACGCGCCCGATCACCTTAAGTCCTACGTCAGGGTGAATGCCATGCTCGTAGAGGAGCGGCGGGTTGCTTAAGCCGAGAAGCTCCGACCCGAAGTCAGTCTTGCGCGTGAAATGCTCGCCGTGCAAGTCGCGCCCGCCGAACACGACCGCGTAGCCTTCAGCGTATAACTTGCCTTCCTGCTCATACACCTTCACAGCGAACGAGCGCGTCTCCATCTCCTGCTCCTGCTTACTCAGCAGTTCTTCGAGCACCTTGCGCGCCTGGGCGAGTAGCTCTTCTGGCGCGTCAATTCCACCGCGCGCGCCATTTACGGCAGCCAGCGCAAACTGCATGCCGGATGTGACTAGCCGCGGATTGCCGTCCACGATGTCGCCACATGGCGCAACCAGGTCGCCTTTGGTCGCAGACTCGTCACGGCGGAAGAGAAACAAGCGCGCGGCGCGGTCGAGCGCCTCATTGCGCATGTCCTCTTCGGCGTCGGTCTCGTATCCGGCCCACGATAGGATGCGCTCGCGCGCGGCGTCTCCGTCCCACTCGCCGCGGTCAATTACAGGAAGGTCTGTGTCAAGCGTGAATCTCATCGTTTCAGCTCCCGCTCAATGATGCGAGCGAACTCGCGCATCACGGCGCGATTGTAAACCAGTTTACTTGCCTCTTCGTCGGCGCGCTTCCAGCCGCGGTCTTTGTGGAACGGTTGCTGTGCGCGTCCAACCACGAACGCAGCATAGCGCGCCTTGTTTCGCACGACCACTTGTGCGCTGCTGGTCGGCGTGACGAACCACTGCTTCGCCAGCCAGCCCGTTCTGCGGTAGGGCAGCTTGACATTAGCCAGCACGTAGCGACGCTGGCGCTCGCTCTTCCAGCGAATGCGCATGTCCGGCTTTCTCGGCGGATACACGTTCACGTTATCGCGAAGACGATAGCCCAGGAAGAGCAGCGCCGGCGTAAGGTCAATCTGACCGCGAAACACGCGCGGCAGATTTAAGCGAACGATGGTCTTGCTCATCTTCGGCGTCTCCTTGATTGTTCTAGCGTCGTCCAGCACCGGCAACTGACGTGCGCCGGCGGCAGCTCGTCCCAGCCATCGCCTTGTTCGCGCCCATCGCGCGGGGCGCAAATTGGACATACGCGCTCGTCAGCAGCGGTTCGCCACACGTGGACGAGCGATACACCGGACTCTTCAAGTATCTGTCTAGCGATGTCCGTCCCCTGCGAGTAAGCGCGCGTAACTTCTGTCGTGGCAATCATCTCAGCGCGCTGCCTACCGAACATGCGCGCGATGCGATCAACGAGCATCTCGCGCGTCCAGCCTTCAGCGCGCGCACGGGTGAATAGCTCACTTAGTCGCTTTCTCGTGGTCTCGTTAATCCCATGGACAAGCTCGTAGCTGTAATCCTTCGCCCATTGCGACGCAAAGTCGTACGCAAGCTCCACATCTGCGAAGGACGACGACGATAGCATCGCAGCAGTGGCTTGCTCAGTGGCAACAGCGAGCAACAGAGACTCGGCGTACGCACGAGCTTTCTTCTCGAAGCCTTGCTCATCGTAGCTCAGATCGTCTAACGAGATTGAGTCCTCAAGCACCTGGAGCATCTGCGCCGCGAGTTCCTCACGCTCGCGGTCAAGCGGCGGTTCGACGCGGCGCGCCTTCGCCTCGATGAAGCGCGCGAACGAGAATGGCGAATGGCCAAGGTCGGCGAGTGACCTGACCGCGCGAACCCACGAATCCGGTAGGTCGCGCGGGGAGAAGTCGGCAAGAATCGTCTTACGCGCCTCGCTCTTTCGTCGCCACTGGTCTAGTTCGCGCAGCGCAGATTGCGTCGCAGCGTCAACCGGCTGCTCTGTCTCGAACCCCAGCATCTGGCGCGCCTCTTCGCGCGTCACCAGGCCGGCTTGGTACAGGTCAATCACGCTCTTGCGCTGTGCGCCTACGTCCTCAGCCAGCGCCTCAATGTCATCGTAGTTGATCGTCAACCCTAGTGCTTCTGCGATCAACTCCGCGTCTGGCAGCACCGTGTCGCGCCAGAAAGAGATGCGATGCTCAGCGGCGGTGGCGTAGTTCGCGGCGTCAGTCAGCATCGTGACCGGCACACCGAAAGCCGCGCTGATGCGCCTGAGCGCCATTTCGTCAACCTGTGACATGGCGAGCTTATCCAGCGCCGGGATGTCCAGTGGCTTGATTTGCATGTTGCGCCGGAGCACCAGCGCGCGCCATGCATTGCGCACGCCAGATGTGAGACGCTGCCACGTCGTGCGCAAGGCTTCTGCGTCAGCGTCGGTCAGCGCGCCTTCTTCTGGTGTGATGATGAGCGGTGGAAGTGCGCCCTGCTCGAAGAAGGCGCGCGTGAACTGCTCGGCGGCCAGCGCGGTAGCTGCGCTGGTCTCAGCTATCTTCAGCGGTGCAAGGCCTGGCCCGATATCGCTGGTCGGAGACCAGGTGTGAGCGTATATGACTTGGTCGGGCGAGTAGCGGCGCGTGAACTGGCCGCTCTGCCAGATGTGCGCAGTGATTCCCCTTATCGCGTCTCCTTCCACGCGCATCGCGGTCGGATTGAGCACGCGCATGCTGGCACGTTCAACCCAGAACGCGCCGGCGACGCACAGTGACGCTTCGCAAAGGTAGTACAAGCGCGCAGGGAACGGCGCTTGCTCTTCACCGCGCAGGAAGGATAGCGACGCGACGGCATTCGCGCGAAGGGTGATGCAACGCATGACGTAGGCATGGAGCAACTGCGCATGTGGGCGCGTCACGTAGCCCACAGCGTCAATCGCTTTCGTCGTCCCGTATGCCGTCTTGATGGTCACCATATCGCTTCGGCAATCGCGCCACTCCTGCCGGCGGCGCGCGAGTAAACCCACGCGATGGACATCACGCAGTCATCGTGCATCCCTGCCGGCGCGGAGTACTCGTACGTCCCGTCCTTTCGTCGTCGCTGCGAGAACTGCTCTAGCTCCGTCAGCACGTAGTCATCGTCCGGCAAAACAATCTCACCGCGCTCAATCGCCCACGCCAGCCGCTCAATGATCGCGCGCTTTGTGCTGGCCGTAGTCGTCGCGCCCAGCACCGGCACGCCTTGAGCTGCAAGATAATCCATGACCGGCGCGCCCGCAGCGTTCTGCTCAACGACGACCTCTACGGTCTGGTATTCGCGCGCGATCTGCGAGATGCGCTGAACGGTGCGCGTGTAATCTTCATGTCGCCAGCGCTCTACTCGCAGCACGGCTGATTGGCCAATGTCAAACACGGCCACGGCGGTGTAGTCCTCGTCGCGCCCGATGTCCACTCCTAAGGCGAACGGGCCGCGCGGTTCGACGGTGCGCACACACGCGCGAACGCCCCCGAACACGCCGCCGGCCTCGTCCACGAACTCAGCGAGCCACTCTTGCCGGTAGGTGCGCTCGCTCACGAGTTGGCGCGCGCGTTCGGCAGCCTCGCGGATGCTCTGTAGGTCGTTGTCGGTGCTCGGCGCGCGCCATGCTGCGCCTTCCTGCCGGCAGCGCTCGAATTCGCGCCAAAACCAATTGCGTCCTCTCGGCGTGCTGACGAGTATTGCGTGTCCCCGGCGGTCAGCAAGCGTAGGCATGAGCACATCGTACCAGACGCGCTCATCCATCAGCGCAGCCTCGTCAACAACGACCAAGTCGAACGCTTCGCCGCGGATGGAGTCTGGCGAATCAGCAGAATAGATGCTCAGGTAACCGCCGGACGGAAACTCGATGGTTCGCTCAGCGCGCCGAATGAGCAGCTGCTTAGCAACCGGCACGGTCATTTGCTCTGCAAACCGCCAGAGCGGGCGCGAGTTGCGGTACGTGGGCGCAACCCATGCGACCGACGCTCCTTCGTTGGCACACACTAGTGCAATCGAGCCGCACATGGTTGTCTTGCCCCAGCGACGGCCTGTGCACACCACCTTCGTGCTAGCTTTGTGGTTCGCTATTCTGCTCTGGTCCTGTCGTAATCTTGGCAACGGCAGCATAGTAATCAAACGCCTGCACTTTGAACGGCGCTCCTTCGTGCCCCGTAACCTCGATTCGCTCCGGCGGCTTGCCGAAGGCGACCTCGATTAGCCAGCGTGCGAAATGCGGATGTTTCATCGCCGAGCGAAGGATTAGTTCAACGTTTGTGGCGACGTGCCCATCAATGATGATGGGCTGACCATCCGCACCCTTGGCCGGCTCGCTCAGAATTGAGATAGCAAGCTTGCGAAGCTGATCAAAAGTGCGCGGGCGGCCTTTGCGATTGATGCGCGGGTCACCCTTTGTAAATGGCTTACCAACCTTTTTCGGCTTGTCCTGCTGCATGCTGATCGTAAGCTGTATTACAGCACCAGTCGTCCTTGGCGCAGATCACCTCACACGAGCCGTCGTCGTGATGCAGCCTAATTTGCGGCGCATTTACCTTTGCCTTGAGGATGGGCTTGTTGTTAGCAAAGCGCGAGTAATCCACCCTGTGCTGATACCGCCCCCATTTGAAGGTCACATCGGCAACATCAGGATGTTGCATGACAAGAGATAATGCCATGCGGAGCCGACCATCCCCCTGATACAGCTCGTCAGTGTTTCCACCTCGCATGCTCATTGTCTCTGCTTTCTTTGCTGGGAATATGTTGAACAACGCAGTGCAATACCCATCCTTTAGGACTCGCAAGCACAAGTCAGTGTCCTCGTTGTACCGTCCGCGCCAGCGATAAGGGATGCTGTTGTCAATCAATATGCACGAGTAGACGCGAGTGTTCAATGTGATCGCAGGCACTCGTTCGACGCGAGAGACAAACATCTCGTACTGCGGGCCAGCAAGCACGACATTCTCATGTGCGTCAACCCATTCCTCGATTGCTCGAAAGGTCACGCCGTCCTTCGTCTCATAGAAGCGATTGCGATAGAACACGAAGAATGAGCGAATGTTGTCGTCAAGAATCCAGTG